GATGGTTGAGGCCATGAATTACAAATATGTGTTGGTATATTCGTTTGAGGATTTTATTGTGCAAATAGAAAGTTACTTTGATAACGCTTAATGATATCGCCAAACGCCACATTGAATGGATTAAAATAGCCAAATACTTGGGTGCGAATCGTGATGAAGTCGATGATATGGTACAAACAATGTATTTGAAGTTGGGAGAAATACAAATCAAGGAAGGATCATTAGACAGGTTCGCCAATTACAACGGAACCATTAACACTATCTATCTTTTCAAAATGCTACATAATGCGTTTATAGACATCAAACGGGCGGAAAACAAGACAATACCACACCAAGACCAATTTAACCCCATAGAAAGCCCCGAAATGGCTGAAATGGCACACATGGACTTGATGGGTGAAGTAAAGAAAGCAATTGATGACCTACGCGATTATGACCAGATGTTATTGGAACTACATTTTGTGTACGGACATTCGATGCGAGACATTGAAAAAAAGACGGGCATTCCAACCCATAGCGTATTTAACTCAATCAAAAACGCAAAACAATTTATCAAACAAAGAACAACGGTAAAATATAAAATATATGCAGAAGAAAAACGAAACACGGAAGAAGTACACCGAATCACGACCATCCATAGGATTGGGGGATACGATTCAGAAGGTGACGAAGGCCACGGGGATTGAAGCCCTTGTGAAATTTATTGGAGGGGAAGATTGTGGATGCTCAAAACGAAAGGAAAAATTAAACAAGATATTTCCTTATCGCCAACCATTGTGCATGACGGAAGACGAATATCATTGGTGGACTCATTTTAAGAGTGTGGACAATACAACATTATCACCAATGGAGGCGGATAAAATCGCAGTAATGTGGTCAAGAGTATTCCAAAGCAAGAGGATTCAAAAACCATGCTCATGCAACCCCAAGGCATGGCAAAACATGATTAACGAATTAACCCAGGTGTATGAAACTTACGAGAAACCTTTGTGATTGTTGTGACCATTACAAAGAATCTACCAAAGAACTAATCAACGAGTTGGGGCCAATGATTGAACCCAATCAAATTTATATGTGTACAAAATGCAGACAGAAATTTCAAGACCGAGCAAAGTGGGGGCCGTGGTTACTCGCCGTCAAAAACTTGCAAAGCAATACGCCATCGCAATTTTAAGGGAAGACATGGGCATGACCTGGGCCGAGGTAGGCAAACGAATGAACATGAACCCCCGAGTATGTAACACACTTTATCTTCAAGCCACAAACGATGAAGCCACACACGAAAATCTATTTAACATACTTTGGATATGACACCACGGATTTTATTCCGTGTGAGGTGTGCGGATCAAGGGCGGTGGATATCCATCATATTCAGCCAAGGCAAATGGGAGGCACAAAGTCAAAAGACACCATCGAAAACCTTATGGCACTTTGTAGAAAGCACCACATCGAGTACGGCGATAAAAAACAACACATGGACTTTTTAATTATTACACACCAAATAAAAATGCACAAATGAATATAGAATGGGTTAAAACAAAAGACATCATCCAAAACACGGAAAACCCCCGTATAATTAAAGATGATAAATTTAAGAAGTTAGTACAATCAATCAAGGATTTTCCCGAGATGTTGGAGATCCGCCCAATTGTGGTCAACAATGAAATGATGATATTGGGTGGCAACATGAGATTAAAAGCCATCCAGGAGATAGGAATCAAAGAAGTACCAATCATTAAGGCGGAAAACCTAACCGAGCAACAACAACGAGAATTTTTAATAAAGGACAATGTTGGATTTGGTGAGTGGGATTGGGATGCGTTGGCAAACGATTGGAATCCCGAAGAATTGAACGAATGGGGTTTGGATGTTCCGTTAATGTTGGATTTAGTTGAACCTACTGATGATGAATTAATTGGGGATGATAAAAACAAACCACCAATTTTAAAAGTGACATTTGTAAATGTCGAGCAACTGCAAAAAGCAGAAATCGAAATACAAGAATTATTGGATCGGAATTATCCAGGGGCTTATTTTTCAATTAGTGTTGGCGATGTATGAAATTAGAATTAGCATCTTCAAAGGCAATTAAATTTGCTTGTTTAAAGTTTCACTATGCTAAGGTAGTCCCATTAGTTCGATTAGCATATAGCGTATTCAATGATAAAGGCGAATGGTGCGGGGTAATTACATTTGGAGGGGGAGCAGGTGCGAATATGGGTAAACCATATAAACTGAACCAAGGTCAGTATTTAGAACTGACAAGAATGGCGTTAAATGGTAAACAAGAAAGCACTTCAAAAGCCATGTCGATTGCGATTAAATTGATTAAAAAAAATAATCCGCAAATTCAATTATTAATCAGTTATGCCGATAAAGGTCAAAATCACTTTGGAACAATTTATCAAGCAACCAATTGGTATTTTGTAGACGAAAATGAAAGTAGCGGTGTAGATTTATTTTATAAAGGGAAATGGGTGCACGACCGAATAAGAGGAACAATGACAAAAACGCAAGTAGATAATTTACCAAAAAGAAAACGACCTGGAAAAAGAAAATACCTGTATCCACTTAATAATAAAATGCAAATACTCTGCAATGGCATTAAAAAACCTTATCCAAAAAAGTTGAGCGGGGTGGTCGAATCGAACGCCGATTTCAATCTGGAAGATTAATGTGTTACCACTACACTAACCCCGCGAGTATAAAACAAAGATACAAAAAAGTATGTTCCAATAAAATAATTTTGATATTTTGAAATTAAAATATATCTTTGCTATATGAATATGACAAATAACATTACAATGAATGGCGTTGACGGGTCAATTGCCTATGCAGAAGCAAAAGGATTTTCTAAAATTTTCATGGCGTATGCCAACGAATGTTCAAGAGAAGAAATTATGGAAGTTGGATTTAACCCAAATTCTGGTTATGTTTACATAGCACTTGAAAATGGTATTTCAATTTGTTCTTGCATGGGACACCAAGTTGACTTCTTGGTAACAAACAGTTACAACGGCGAAGAAACATTTTACGACACTTACGAAGAAGCACAAAAACACGATGAAAGCGTGGAGGAAGATTGAACGAACATTACCAGAAGAAGGACACCCCGTATTGGTTCACACCGAACGGGGCATTCCCTTTGTGGCAATTTACTATGACGGGCAATGGCATTGTCATCATACAGATGAACGATTGAATGTAATATATTGGATGCCAATACCGATAACTCCCAATGATTGATAAGCAAATGATAAGTAATTATGGCAAATAAAGATTATTTGAAACCCGCCCAACCAGGTGAGGTAAGAAACCCCAACGGGAAACCCAAAGGAACAAAGAACCGAAGCACCATCGCACGGAAGTGGTTGGAAGTAATGCAAGACACCAAGAACCCCATCACGGGAGAATTAGAGAAACTAAGCCAGGAAGATTTAATCACCCTTGCAATGATACACAAGGCAAGGAAGGGTGATGTCGGTGCGTACAAACAATTGATGGATTCGGGATTCGGTATGCCCACCCAACAAATTGATGTTACAACCGAAAAACCAATCTTCAATGGTATTGACTTGGATGTGAAATAATGCTTCAAACCACGACCGCCCAGAGTAAAATTGCCAACCTGCGGAAGCGGGTTAGAATCGTGCGTGGTGGAACATCCTCATCAAAAACATTCAGTATCATTCCGATGCTTATCACCTATGCGGTGCAGAACGCAAAGTGTGAAATTAGTGTGGTATCGGAAACCATCCCGCATTTGCGAAGGGGTGCAATCCGTGACTTTCTTAAAATTATGGACATGGTGGGGATGTTTGATCCGTTAAAATGGAATAAATCATCATTGACATACACATTCAGCAATGACAGTTATATTGAATTCTTTTCTGCAGACCAGCCCCAAAAATTACGGGGGGCAAGGCGTGATGTTTTATTTGTAAACGAGTGCAACAACATAGATTGGGAATCATATTACCAAATGGCGATTCGTACCCGTAAATTCATTTATTTGGATTACAACCCAGTGGCGGAATTTTGGGTAGATAGTGAATTGGTGAATGACCCAGATGCGGAAATGATTGTATTGACCTACAAGGATAACGAAGCATTAGATAAATCCATTGTAACGGAAATTGAAAAAGCACGGGATAGGGCAACCACATCCAATTATTGGGCCAATTGGTGGCGGGTATATGGACTTGGTGAGATTGGAAACCTACAAGGGGTTATATTTAGCAATTGGCAAACCATTGACACCATTCCCGAGGATGCAAGGTTGCTTGGCATTGGTGTGGATTTTGGGTATACAAACGACCCCACGGCAATTGTAGCCGTTTATGAGTACAATGGTCAAAGAATCATTGATGAGGTGGCATATCGCACGGGAATGCTTAATTCAGACATTGCAAAGGCATTACCCAACTTTGTACCCGTGTACGCGGATAGTGCCGAACCCAAATCAATTGATGAAATAAAAAGATACGGCATCAGAATCAAGGGAGTAACCAAGGGCAAGGATAGTATTAACTATGGAATACAGATAATGCAATCACAATCGTATTTGGTCACATCCACATCCACCAATTTAATCAAGGAGTTGCGGAATTATTGTTGGGATACGGATTCCCAGGGGCGTAGCATGAACAACCCAATTGGCACAGACCACGCCATTGACAGTTGGAGGTATCATGAAATGATGGCATTGGGTATCAAATCAAATTACGGAAATTACGATATTAGATAATTTTGTTTATTTCGTGTTTATTTGTATCTTTGTTAAGGCAAATAACTATGGAAGTAAAATCAATTGATTACCAAGATTGCAAAGAGTGGTTTTTGAAAAAGCACTATGCAAAAAGGATTCCAAGCGTTTCATATTGTTTTGGATTATATCAAGGCATTGAATTAATTGGCGTATGTTCAATCGGGAAACCCGCGTCACCATCATTGTGTATTGGTATTTGTGGAGAAGATTATTCGCAATATGTTTACGAGTTAAATAGATTGATTGTTGTTGAAAATTTGCCTAAAAATTCATTGTCATATTTTGTTGGGCAAGTATTAAAAAAATTGCCATATATGATATTGGTGTCGTATGCAGATACACAACAAAATCATCACGGCTATATTTATCAAGCAACAAATTGGATATACACGGGTTTAAGTGCCAAGATGTTTGACAAAAAAATAAAAGGTAGTGACAAGCACACCAGACATAACAATGCTTATGAAAAAAACGGGGAATGGGAATTAATTGAAAGAAGTAGAAAACATAGATATGTTTATTTTATAGGAAGCAAAACACAAAAACAAAAATTATTGAATTTGTTAAATTATAAAATAGAAACATATCCAAAAGGGGACAATCAAAGATACGATGCAAGTTACCAACCAACAATACAAACCAAATTATTTTGATATGACAAGCCATTACCAGCAATTACACAACCAACGACAAGAAATTAAACGCCTTCGCTTATTGTTAGTGCAGATTCAAAGCGAAGCCCTAACCAAAATCCAATTGTTAAAGCGTGAAATAATAAACCCACGGGTTGATTTTAACGATGCACCCAACCATTGGAAGGAAGTATTGAGGGCGGTTTGCACAGTATCGGAATTAACCCCAGATGAAATACTTTGCCCATCAAGGAAACGGGCATCGTTATACGCCCGTCACATGTTCAATTTTATTTGCAGAAAAAGATTAGGGATGCCGTGGGTAGAAATTGGGCGGATCATCCATCGCGACCATTCAACGGCAATCAATTCAGTAAATGAGTTTAGCAACATTTTGCACACCGATAAGGAGGTGCAAAGGCAATACGCCAAAGTGTGTGTGTTGCTCAATGAAGCGTTGGAATAACAAAGCGGGGTTTGGTCGTTTTATAATTAATGATTGAATCAAAAACCATATTAGTACCCACATCGCTTAAAGATGTAAAGTTGCATCAAATGTTGGCGTATCAAGGTCTTAAAGAAGACATGGAAGATACCCAACGCCAGTTGGAAGCGGTATCAATTTTTTGTGAGTTGACAATGACCGAGGTCATGGCCATGCCATTTGATGTATTGCAAAAAGCCGTGGAACGCATCACATTGATGTTGACAG